ATCGGTGTACCAACAATGGGAGCCTATCGCGAGCTGCGCAGATTGCCGCGTGGCGTGAGTATCGCTAGCGAGTTTGACGAACTTGTCGAAGCTGCAAGAGCAGCGGCAGACGGTGGTGATTTCGCCGCATATATTTCTGCGCAGGGTGGGGCGAATGTCCCACGCGATGAGCAAACAGTAAGAACCGCCCGTCAAGTGATTGATGAGTTAAACGAGTACGACGAAGAGATCCAGAAAATCATCGGCGTTTATGCCCCTCATCTTGGCACTGACCTCATCCACGAAACACGCACAACAAAATGGCGCATTGTCGCCAAGGCTGTTGAAGTTGCCGTTCATCCTTTGAATTTAATAAGCGCCTCCGGCGCGCCTCGGAGTCCTGTCAATAACTGTGGGTTAGGTGGAGAGAAAGTTGCCGCAAAATGGCTTGATAACCAAGCTGGGAGCGCCGCTACAGCGTTCACTTCTGCTAACCAACCGGTAATTGATTGGAAAGACACTGCCGCCGTGAGGGCGATTGTGGCACGTATACGCGAGGAAACGCCGAGAGTCAGCAAGGCACAGTGCAGTTTCGACCCGACAAAAGGTAGTGACGTGGCTCCGTCGGCAAGATTGACATCAGAAGAACGGGCACGCTTGCCGGAAATCGAACGCGAATTGATGAAACACGACATCACGGCGGAACGCTGGGAGCTGGAAGCGTTAAGCCGTGGGGCACAATTCAGCTTTGGTGATCTGGTTATGAGTTTTGCACCGCTGCCGGATTGGGCTGAATTTGAATGATGTGTATTTACTCAGACATGATCTGACAGATTTCGTAGGTAAAACATCATTAAATCCGACAGTCTGGTTTGAGCTTTGAGTTCAGCGGGGCGACGCAACGCTATGCTTAAAGAAGGGGGAATATTGCCATGTAAAGAACATTCAGTGGCCTCAAACTACGGCGAAAGCGGGGAATGCGCTGATAGGTGTAAATTCTGTTATCAAATTTGATGCAAACGGTTGTCGGTCGATATACACTCATTGCATATACGGAGGTATAAATTATGACCACATATCGCATGCCTGCGCTTACTGCTGAAGAGATTCGCATCATCGGTGAAAAAGCCGTTGCGGATGTAGCCCGCCAAAGAATTACTACTACAAAAGTAGGAACAGCTGATGCACTTAAGCCGAAACGGCAAGCGCATCGCCATGCTAAAGGCGGAAAAGCGGTTTATCAATTGGCAGCTAAAGTGCTGACAAGCCCAAGCGCTTCCGGAGTGCGAAAATCACTCGCGGGTTCAGTCTTATCGCAGTCAGAAGGGCGGAACGTCTTCAAAGAAGCCTTTAACAAAGCACGCAAAGGCTAAAAATAATAATTTTTGGACGCCCCTTAATTGGGGCGTTTTATTTTGTGGTGAGAAATGACGACGCAGCCAAAGAAATGGGTGTTCACTGAACTCGTTAAAGATTCCAACGATCCCGAACAGTTAATAGCCTATGCAATGTATAAAGCCGACAAAGATGATCGCGCTAACCAATGCCGCACTCGTGGGATGGCTGATGCTCAGGTTAATACTGAGCTTGAAAGTTTTCATGATGGTATCGCTCATTCCGAACGTCAGCTGGATGATTACCGCGACAAAGCGCGGAGAACTGTAGACCAACTGATTTTGACTGTTAGTCAGGGCGTTGAACACGTTTATGATCAACGGATAACAGCTATGGAAGAGTCTCATGAAGCAGAAATAAGGAAAAAATGGATTGAATGGGGCGATAGCGCAGCTGCATATGGTGCCTATTTAACAAAGCCGCATTTAGCGAAGCGGTTCGGTTTGTGGTTATTAGGCTGGATAGGCGGTGGTGTTTCCGGGTTACTGGCTACGGTGGTAACAACCATTATTCTGGTCGGCATTATTTCTCTCGCAAAACCTGGCATTCGCGATACAGCCCGTGACGCACTTAAAAATGGTGTAGATACATTAATCCCCTCATCGCCGATACCTGGCGTAACCGATACAGGTAATATAAACGAGCCAAAACAGCCCCAGTGACTGGCTGTTTAAACTCAGCCAGTCTCATAGAATTTAAATGATAATAATTCTCGCCTACCTATTTTCCACCACGTCCGCTTCTGGCACAAAGTTGCCTGTCAGATTAGCTTTGGCTCTGTTCCATAATTGAGTCAGGTTAAGTCAGAGCTAATACAAATGATGTGTATCGAACGCAGTCATATGGGTGAGCAATGCATGCATTATACGCATGGTTTTGCATGATCCAGAAATGATCAAAAAACACCTGAACGCCCCTCAGTCCGTGCTTTGCGGCGATCTGTGTCATGCATTAAAAACGGTGAGTTAAGTCAGAAGCGGGCAGGCGGGTAACATTGCGCGCGACGAAGTGAACGCGGGCACGCGGCGTAAATAACGCAGCCTAGCTACGTCGCGCTAAGCTCATCGAATCTGATAGCCAGTTCATTGCCAAAGAATGATATTAAAGGACTCTTAGTTATTGAATACTAGATTCTTGAGATTTTTACAACTACCATGATCAATGGGAATAATCTCATTTTTAAAAGGTGGTCTTTATGAAGTATTTCTCAACTGGCTTCTACGTTTCTAATGACGTTTCTTTTAAAGATATATTTAATGAATGTTTTTCTTGGGTACACGAATCACCACATACAAATTTCATACCGGCACAACTGACATGTGACTATAAAGACGATGATTTTTTTATAGAATCCAAGAATGAAAGGATTGATATAATAGCTCATGAGAGCCAGGGTCTTCACCTAGGGTGTTTCAGATATTCGAAAATTTCCGAACCACACAAATGGGTAACCGATATATCTATAAATAAAGATTTAGCAACAAATACGACATGGATTCAGGTTGAATCGAGTGTGGTTAGCCAAGAAGCTGCATATCTTTCACCTCAGCCTAAAAAGCCATTGATTGTTATAAGGTTAATAGATAAATTTTCTGGTGGTCTAGATGATGTATTTAACACCTCATCTGATCCTCATTATTTATCAAGTTCTAGTGAACATTTATATATGGCTGCGAAAATTGTAAATGGAGAGACTAATAACAGATTGCCAATAATATATGTTAGCTCAAAATATTTTTATAATGAACATCCTCATAATATTATTCCAGAAAGACTTGCAAGAAGTGTATGTGGTTTAGCACATGTTGTAATCGAACCCAGTGATAGGGCATTCTCTATAAAATTAAAAGACGATACCAATGCTAAAAACGCTTATGCGGGTGGTATTGGTATATACTGGCCTCGTGGTCAAAATATTAGTTTTTATCGACGTGGTGAGAAAGCAGCAAAAGAATTTGAAGATGAATTGTTTGAGAATGTCGTAAAAGCCACTACCACAATGGCCCCAATATCCGATAGTGGATGGGGTGAAATACAAAAAAGAATAACAAAAGATTCAATTAATGCACTTAAGGTCAGAGGGGAATACACTAGTGAGTTGATGGGGCTTTATGAAGCTGATAATATAGCTAAAGATGAGCAAATAGACGATCTTAAATATAAGATACTATCTTTAGAAAGTCGGGTGCGCATGCTTCATTCTCAAGCTTCAGCTCAAGGAAGCATAATTTTAAACGCGGGTGAAGAAACGGATTTTTTTGAGGGTGAGATTAAAAACGTTATTTTAGAAGCAATTAAAGCAGCAATTGTTAATACAAATGATAACAGTCGAAGTAAACATATACTGTCTTCTTTGCTGGAAAATAACCAACAAACGCCTGAAAAAAATACGAGAGAACAGCTTTTGAGAAAAGCACTTACTGACTATAGAAGCATGGATAAATCCACTTCAAGGCAACTTAAGGAACTGGGCTTTGAGCTTTCAGAGGAAGGCAAGCACTGGAAGATAATATATAATGGCGATTCTAGATATACTTATATTCTACCCAAAACAGGAAGCGATTACCGAGGTTCTTTGAACGCCATCTCTGATATCAGCAATATTATTTTCTGATCTTTATGCAGCACCCGTTTACAGGTGCTGCATTTTACTTATGAGTAAGAAAGGAAATCCATGTCAGTAAAATAAGGCTGGCTACGTCCGCTCTTAGCCGATTGACAGTGTTGGCTGCACCAACACTGTCAGGTCGGAGCGACGATGAAAAGGTAGTTAATGCACCTTCGTATCAAGGCGCTTTGTTGTCCTAGTCTTGTGTAAGCTCGTACGAAACAAATCGGATCACATCCTCCCCAAACCACGCATTCAACTCCTTAAATCTTTCCTGCAACGGTGTCAGTTCGTTCCGGACAAATACCTGCGAAGCCTTAACCGAATCGCCGAACCCGCCGCTGTTTTCCGGAATAATGCCCATCATCTGAGGTGGCACGCGGTGCGCGCACAGCAAATCATTCTGACTGGCTTTCTTGATATTAAAGAAATCATCTTTCGTTGCGACTTCACTGAGCGGCAAAATCTTGATCCCATCCGGCTTGCCGTTCGGCGCGTACATGAAAAGATTCCGGAAGTTGCCCAGGCCTTTTGTATCACGCATGGCTTTACGCATCTGCTCGATGTCGGAGCTACTTTGCGCCGCGTCGGTCATGTACAGGATATAACCGGCGTGTGCGCCGTTCTGATAATACTTGCGGCGGAAGAGCGTCGCGGCCTCGTTGAGCCACGCCGAATTCAGGGCGCTGAGATATTCCGGTAGGCCGTACAGTTCCTGATTAATATCCGGTTCGATCAGATGAAACACGCTTCCAGGTTCGAACTGATGGGCGTCTTTCCACTGCTGCACAAACCAGTAAGTATCTGGCTCCACCCCTCGGCGGGCATATTTTGCAGGCACGGTTTTCATCACCACAGCGTCGCCGAGCTGGTTGCGGATTACTTCCAAAAACGCATTCCCGAATACCAGGTAATCCAGGGCGAACCGGCTGAATTCCTGCTGTGATAACAGCGGGTGCGGGACATAGGTCGAGGCCAGAATGTTGCGCTTAACGTAAAGCGATGAGCTGTGGTGAACCGCCGCCCGCAGCGTGCGAGCCAGTCCGTCAAAGCTGACCGGCGGCTCGTACCACTGGTCGTTCCCCGTGCATTCGATGTAATCCAGAATTTCACGGCGGTCTAATACCGGTGTCGGGTCGCCAAAGCTGAACGCCTCCGCGCCGCTCGTCTGCTGCCCCGTTGCTGTAATGGTAGTTGATGCCGGTTTGCGGAATTTGCGCTTACTCATATTAATAAAACTCCAGGATGTTAGGGCTTTGGCCGCCGTTCGCGGCGGTCAGGGGTTCGTTAAGCAATGCGTGCATGATTGCCCAGGCGACATCCGCGTGGCTGGCTTCCTCGCTGCGGCTGGCCTCATAGGTGGAGCGGCTGCCGCTGGCGGTCATGGTTTTGCGAATAGCCATGAATGACGACGTGATGTCTTTGTGGTTGGTGTCGTATTCCAGGCGTCCGGAGGTGATGGTGTCTTTGGCTTTCAGCACCATTTTCGTTTTGGTTTCCGGGCTGTAGCGGATTTCCATTGCGGCGGGGAAGAACTGCCGGACAAGCTGGAAAACCCCCTGACCGATGCCGGTGGCGTCCACGCCGATATATTCCACGCAGTAGCGTTTTGTCAGTTCTTCAATGCTTTTCGCCTGGGCGGCGAAGTCCATACCCTTCCACTGGTGGCGTTCCA